ACGCTTCCGAAACGAGCGGCCTCTTGGTTAATCTGCGGCTGGGAAGTAATGTCGAGTCCAAAGAAGGACACGAGCCTTTCCTCCAGCAGGCGGCCGAGCCCGAGCTGATAAAACATGTTCAGCGAGGGCTCAATGGCAATTAACCTTGATGTTGTGTCGTCTTTCGGCACGAAGCTGAACCTACTACCTGGAACTAACTCTGCATCTCCGTAGACTCGAGCGCGGTTGGACTCCGCGATCAGCCAATTGTGATGCAAATCGTTAGACACCGCGTTACTATATGCGGTCATCAGCGACTCAGCAGTACAAGTGATAGGCGAAGCGAAAAACTTCGTATAGAAGTCTTCGCCCCTTGAACCTACCGACACCCCCGGTCCACAGCGCCCGCGATCAAAAAGATCGTTGACGTGGTGTACTAGAGAGTATCCCTGAGGGTAGAAGAACCGATAGAGGAGGTTTTTAAACTCCCCCATTAGTTCCTCATCAAGACTCGTATTTGGGCAATAAACCCAGGTTCGACACCGCTCGTTTGAGCGGTGGAACTTACCCGCAGCGATAGCGTCCCCCTCTGGGGTCGTCCGGCCTGAAGCAAGAAGCTTCTTCCGAAACGACTTAACCAGAGAGATAGCTGCCACTGCTTGGGGCTCAAGCTCAGGAGACCAATCCAGACCGGGTTTAAAACCGGCAGGAAGGTACCCAGCTAAGTCATCGAGCAGGTCGGAAAAGAGCAGATCTGACATGGTCATGGTCCAGTCCTTTACCTCAGTTGCAGTTTGGAAAAGTCACGGGATGAGAAGAAGGATCTTCTCAAGCGACTGGAGAGCAAACGCTCTTACAGTCGGATTATCTCCGGAATAGGAGATAATCCCTGCGGCGACTATCGCACCTATTACTAGGCGCTTTAGATTCCCGCGACGGCGACCAGTGCGCCTAGCCTTCACGGCTAGATCACGCCGGTCACAATCGCGTCGCCGAGTTCATTGCTTTGCTCCCAAAGAGCACCAATGAACAGTGACAAACCAGCCCGGATACTCTCGGGATCAGCGGTGTCGGCACCAGCCGGCACACTGATTTCCAGCTTGCAAAGCATAACCTGCTTTGGCTGGCCCGATAGAACGTCAACCCCCTTGCGGAGGGAGACGATCCACGTATTCTTCGGGACTGACGGCAACTGACCGTTCGCTAGCAAACTCGGGAGGGTGCGAAGCACCTTCGGACGAGTCGCGAGCAAGGTGAACGGATTGGAAGGAGAACTAACCTCGACACCCGTTTGGGTGCCCCCGAGCGTTGTTACGGCTCGGGCCACACCGTTCACGTCTGGGGCCACATCTGTGGCCAACGTGTAGGTGGGGGATGTCAGCCCGGTGCCAGGTGCACCGGTAACCGGAGAGACGGGACTCCACGTCATGTGGATGCTCCTTTGTCCTTAAGGGACATTCTGGTCGAGCATGCTGGAGCGCAATGCCACCATGAAGAGCTGATACAGTTTGCGAGCGACGAGGTCCGGCCAGAAATCGGACGACTCGGAACGGGCTATTAACTTCAGCCAACCAGGTTCGACCGCCGCGCGAACGCGGCGATAACGATCGAGGTCGGCATCAGTTAGCCCGTCGAGCTGTCCGGACTGGTATTTGGACCAGGCCGTCGCGCACCGTACAGCCGTATCATAGAAGGCGAAAGCGCCTGCCTTAGCCGTTTCGTCAAGACCTTCAAACAGCGACGCGCGATCATCCTCCATATGGAGGAAGAACACGTAAGTCACTGCCCGGGAGAGTTCATAAAGCTCTTCCGGAGTCGAGGCGATCAGGCGAGCAGACTCAACCATCACGGTCACGAGATCTTTGATCTTCGTCATCGTAGTCTCCTGTCGGAGTTAGTCATATGACCATCGACGGTCAGCATTCCGAGATCCGATCAAAGCGGCTATATTTAGCCATCTAAGACTGCCTAAACTAGGCACCCTCGTCACTAAGCTAGCAGGTTCATAAAAGTCCTGCGAACGCTTCTGGCGAAGGACAGACTTCTTCGTGCTGACAAACTTAGCTGAAGTAAAGGATGAAAAGGGACTCGGTTTATTCTGGACCGAGACCGTCGTACGCTCGTACCACTTCCGCGAGGTGCTATTGCACCAAGCCAGGTTAGTACCAATGTTCGACCATCCCGTGATTATATCACCAATATTGGTGAAATAATCGATCAGAAACGAGTACGGAATCAGTTCCCATACGGTAGGAGCGAAGCTTCTCGGATCAAATCCGATTAGCGCCGGGTCCATCGTGCGGGGATCCTGAGCCGAAACTCGCATGGCCCCTCGCCACGACACACTAACGTGTGCCTGGAGAGTATCCACGTTCGTCCACGCCATCGCACCCGCATGGGTGCAAGGAATGTTCGAAATGACTGGCGCGCTATCCGTCTGGAACGAGCCCCGCAAGGGGATCGTCCTTAACGAATGACCGGTGTTGTATGAGTCGAGTGCCTTGCACCCGTCTCTAACATCGTTCATCAAAGGGCGCCAGCCAAACTGGACCTCTAGCCATCCATCAGACAGGTGCTCAGTGACCTTGCTTCTCGCAAGGGCACTGCGAACTCCACCTCGACGAATCGCTCGCGCGATGTCAAGGAAGTCGTCCGTTGCCTTACGGAGCCCCTGAGCTGGATTTCTGATCATTCGCAAGGTTTGGCCGAGCTCGCCTAGGAACACCCCACCCTCAAAGGTGGTACGTGCCCTCCGGATAGCGCGGTTAAACCGAGCGAGTGCTTCAGCATTGGCCTTCGACTCATCCAAGGTAGAAGGATCCTGAGAGGGTATCCCTTGCTGCATAGTAAGGTGATCACCCGTCATCTCGTATCTCCAACCGCCCAGGTTGTTAATCTGGGCGCGTCCGGTAGTAACTCCGGCTGTTGACTTTGACCCACTGAGGCTAGTGGTGGCATCGCTGCCCTCACGAAGCTTCTTGCGCCATCCGGGGACATTGTCCCCGTGTGTCACAGTATCCACCCAAGTAATGTACTCGGGGGTGAGCTGACCAACAAACTGATTCCCGTTCGAAAGAACGGTAATCATTGTGCGGTTCTCACCGTTTATGGACTGGGTCTGGTTGCGAGTTGACATTTTAAACAGGACTCCTAGATCAAGGATGAGACAAATCGCTTTTCCCACAAAGTGGGTCAAGCTGGTGCGGCTACCTCGTGTTTTACAACACACGGGGCAGC